TGACAGATAATGAAATATTTGAATTTAAAGAAATGCTTTTTAAGAAGTTCAGCAATGAAGATGTAAGATTTATAGAATATAAGCTTCTTGAAGTTTTAAAGAAAAGAGAAAATGCACTTGTAAAAATAGACAGAAATAATGATGAAAATTTATTGAGAATGTTTCTGATGACAAAAAAATCAGAAAATTTATCAGACAGGACATTAGAATACTATAAGACTACATTGATTAACTTTGCAAAAGCTGTAAATAAAAGCTTTGTGGAAATGACAGACAATGATATAAAAATATATCTGGCCAAGAAGCAGTTCGAGGATAAAGTAACTCCGGTTACAGTCAATAACATCAGAAGGAACATAAGCAGCTTTTATTCCTGGATGCAGGAACAGGAAATTTTACTGAAAAATCCTTCAAAGAAAGTGAAAAAAGTCAAAGAACCGGTTAAAAGAAAAAAAGCAATAGATGACATTGATATTGAAATGATGAGAAACGCAATAATGAATCTAAAAAATATTAAAAATAAACATGGGAAAATTGGAGCAAAAAGAAATAGGGCAATATTTGAATTGTTGCTTTCAAGTGGAATAAGAATAGGTGGACTTGTTAATTTAAAAACAAGTGATATAGATCTTGAAAATAGAACAGCTATAACAGTGGAAAAAGGGAACAAGGAAAGAATAATTTATTTTGATGCTTCCACTGAACTAGCACTAAGGGAATACTTAGAAATAAGACAGATAACAGAAAAAAGTGGGGACAAACTATTTCTGAGCACGATGCATCCGTATAAGCCTTTGGAAATTTCTGGAGCAGAAATTTTAATAAGAGATATTGGAAGAAGTTTAGGAATAGAAAAGATACATCCGCACAGGTTCAGAAGAACATTTGCAACAAGGGCATCAAAACGTGGTATGGCAATAGAGGACGTTCAAAGGCTGATGGGACATAAAAAAATAGAAACAACACAAATTTATATTGATTCAGATGAAGAGAGTGCAAGAAATGCATATAAGAAAGTAATGGGATAAATTTGAGGTTGGTAACTATTTCAAAACAGAAGAAGAAGCTTAAGAATATGCTGAATACATGAAAAAGAAAAGTTTAGAATGGCATGAAAAGAGAGGAGGAAGAATAATGAGTAAATATATAGAAGATCAATGGGACGGAAAACGTATTTTTGAAAATGAAAAAATATATTTGGTCAATGGGATAGTAGTAAGTGGAGACAAATTAAGAAAAGAAACAATCAACATCTATTATGATGACGATGGCAACAGATTTGATGAAAAAGAAATATTAGAATTTGAAAATCTAAAAAATCTAGAAGAACTTTTAAAAAACATAATAAAATGCTCGGAAAATATAGAAGAATTTCAAGAAATTTTAGACAAAATCAAGGAAGAGGAGGAATAATGGAAAAAGAAAATATTTTAGAGATAGAATTTATGCCCGTTTGGGATAGATGGGCTTGGAAAATTACAAAACAAAATGTGGATATATTAAAGAGAGGTATTTTTGAAAATTATGATATAGGAGTTTTATCTACATATTTTCCAGATTTTTATAAAAATCAAGGATTTTTATTTATAAAAGGTACTTTTGATAAACAAGATGATAAAATTAATATATTTGTACATCAGAAGAAAAAGCATTGATAGAGGGAAAAGTAAAAGCCATAAATGAAAAATATGGGATAACAAAGAGATGGTGGGCAAATAAATATGACCACTATCATTTTTTAGGTAATGTTTTTGAAATACAAGAATCAGTTGAAATGGGGTTTGTCGAAGATATTGAAAGATATCGAGATGGTAACTATTTCAGAACAAAAGAAGAGGCGGAAGAATATAGAGATTATATTGTAAAAAAAAGCCTTGAATGGCACGAAAGTAGGAAAAATAATGAGTAAATTTTATGATTATATAAAAAGCAAAGAAAATGAAATAGGAAAAGGTTTTTTCTGTAACATAGAAATAGCAAAAACAGAACACGAAAACAAAGTAATTATATATTACAGAGGATATTCATTTAACAAAGATGAAGAAAAAAAAGAAGATGGGTTAAGATATCTAATTGTAAATAATTCTGGAAGTATAGATGTGTATATGAATTATAAAGATTTATATGTTTCTCCAAAACATATGGAAGAATATGCAAAAGAGGGAAAGAGGTTAAAAAAATTATTCAAAGTTAAAGAATTAAGAGAATTTGAAAAGAGGAATGAAAATGAATAGAAAATTAAAATTCAGAGCGTGGGATAAAATAAGCAGAATGTGGCTAAAAAGCTTTAATGTCAATCTTTTAAATATAGGCGACTTGTCAAATGTAGAAATAATGCAATACACATGGCTTAAAGATAAAAATGGCAAAGAAATTTATGAAGGAGATTTGGTTAAAATTTTGGACAATGTAAATGAAACAATATGCGAAGTGAGATTCGAATACGGCGGTTATATATTAAAAAACGGGGATTTAAGAGAAGAACTTTTATATTTGGAAGAAAGATTTATGGAAGTTGTTGGAAACATCTATGAAAATGAAGAATTATTAAAAAGTGAGGAAAAAAATGATTGAAATATTACATGGAGATGCACTTAAAAAAATAAAATTGCTAAAAGATAAAAGCATAGATTGCATAGTGACATCTCCGCCTTATTGGCAATTAAGAGATTATGGAGTTGTGGGACAATTAGGCTTGGAAGATACAGTAGAAGAATATATCAAAAAACTTTTAGATATTTTTGATGAATGCTGGAGAGTATTAAAAGATAAAGGAACGGTATTCATAAATATGGGAGATACTTATTCGAATGTAAATTCTAAATTTATATCTGGAAGCAATAATAAAAATTATTATATTGATAAACAAACAGCAAAAACAAGAAAAAAAACAGATATAAGAAGAAAATCAAGGATGATGATTCCTGAAAAAATTGCAATAGCAATGATTGAAAATGGATGGATATTAAGAAATAAAATTATCTGGCATAAATCAAATATAGTCCCTGAATCTGTAAGGGACCGATTTACAAATGATTATGAAGAGGTATTTTTCTTTGTAAAAAATGAAAAATATTACTTTGAAAAGCAGTATGAACCATATGCAGAACGAACTCTTAATGCATTTAAAAATGGGATAATACCTGACAGCCATAAATATCTGGAGCAGGAACATCTGAAATATAAGCCCAGAAGCAGAATGAGAAATGTAAAGAAAGACTGGCTTGCTGTTGTAAGTGAAAAGGGGAGAAATATGAGAACTGTGTGGAATATTGGAACAGTAGGAATAAAAGAATCACATTTTTCTACTTTTCCAGAAGAATTGGTAAAGCGTTGTATATTAGCAGGCTGTCCTGAAAGAGGAATAGTACTTGATCCTTTTTTAGGATCTGGTACAACTTTAAAAGTTGCAAAAAGATTAAATAGAAGTGGAATAGGGATAGAATTAAATCAGAAATATATAGAAATTGCTAAAAGCAGAATTGGAAATGATTTGTTTAATGAGGTGCAGGTAAGATGACATTTATAGATTTATTTAGCGGAATAGGAGGCTTCAGGTTAGGGATGGAACAGGCAGACCATATCTGTTTAGGGCATGTAGAAATAGATAAATTTGCCAACAAAAGCTATGAAGCGATATTTGGAAAGGAAGATTTAATTGGAAGTGATATTACAGAAATTACCAATGATGAGTGGAGAAAGTACAGAGGAAAAGTTGATTGCATCTGTGGAGGCTTTCCTTGCCAAGCTTTCAGTATTGCAGGGAACAGAGGAGGATTTGAAGATACTAGAGGAACTTTATTTTTTGAAATACTCAGAGCAGCTAAAGAAATACAGCCCAGTTATTTGTTTCTTGAAAATGTCAGAGGCCTTTTATCCCATGATAAAGGAAAAACGTTTCAGACAATGCTCGTTGCAATGGGTGAACTCGGGTATGATGCAGAATGGAAAGTGCTTAACTCTAAAAACTTTGGAGTACCACAGCACAGAGAAAGAGTATACATTATCGGACATCTTAGAGGAAGGAATACCAGAAAAATATTTTTTATCGAAGACAGTAACGGAAAGACTTCTGACATACAAGGACAGAAAATTACAGCAAATACCCTCACAGCAAGATATCCAAACAGTCAAGGGGTTGGAAGTTGGATTGTTGAAAATAAACAGCAGAAAAAAGGAAAAATAATTCAGATAGGCAATATATCAGATTCTAAAAGTTTTGGAGGTAATCCGCAGACAGGAAGGGTGTATTCAGCTAATGGACTTAGTCCCTGTTTAAATACGATGCAGGGTGGAAGTAGGGAACCTAAAATTTTACAGAAAGCACATGGATTTAATAAAGGCGGAAAATTTGATATTAGTCCAACGATTTCTAAGAGTTCATGGGAGTATAATAATTTTCTGGAACATAATTTTAAAATAAGAAAATTAACACCGAAAGAATGTTGGAGATTACAATCATTTCCAGATTGGGCCTTTGACAGGGCAAGCAAAATAAATTCAGACAGTCAATTGTATAAACAGGCAGGAAATTCAGTGACAGTAAATGTTATAAAGTTTATAGCTGAAAGAATGAGAATAGAGGGGGAACAAAATGGCTAGAAAGTTAAAAATAAAAAAATTAGATAAAAAAGATGTGAAAAAGGAAATACAAGCTAATACTGATGTACATTTGTTTCTTTTTTCTGTTTATAGAGCATCAGGACATTTAATTAAAAAATTTAAGCTTTTTAATCAGTTAGGGCTTAATGAACGCAGCCTTTTTCCTAATTCAGATTTAGATATCAGTAAAGTGAAAATTAAAAGTATGGGAAATTATCCTATGCTTTCAAATTTTGAAGGACTAAAAAGCTTAATAGAGCAAATCACAAGAGCGTCTTTTCTTTTTCACAGTGATGAAATGAAAGCAAAATATAACTTTGACAAAAAAATATACAGAGAAAAAATTTTAGGTAGGTTATACAATGCAAAAAGAGAAATTAAAAATATTAAATATATAGAAAAATGGAAAGAAGATTTACCCTGTGCAGATAAGGAAGTAGCAGATGCACTTGAAACTTTAAAGGATGTTGTTGTTAACTTTAAAGTAGTTGAGGAATTTGCTAACATGAATTTAGATATTGATGTTAAGCTGAAAAAGTATATCAGAACATTAATGACAAAATTTAATAAATATTTTCTAACATATGTAACAGAAATAATTGAAAGCGGAAGTTAAAAAAAGGAGGAACGAAAAAGAATGAGAATAATACTGATAAATTTACTGAAGAAAAAGATAGATATCTGTACTAAATCAAAAAAGAAATATGAGCTGAAAGATTCAAGCTATCATATATTAAGTGGAAGAATAGAAGCATATAGAGAAATATTAGAACTATTGAAGGAGGAAAAGAATGGAAGCACTAAAGAAATTTGATATTGAAGAATTGCTTAAAAGGCAAGTAATGCTAGATAAAAAATTTGATGAAAAAGAAACTGTGAGAAAACGTGAACTCAGATTGATAAGATTAGCTTATTATACTGAACTTGGAGAATTCTTGCAGGAAGTGAAGAGTGAATGGAATTACTGGAAAAATAGTTGTGAATCAATTAATAAACAAAGAGCGCTAGAGGAATTATCTGATGTTTTACATTTTTCTTTAAGTTATGTAAATAATGATTATTTTGATAGTAGAATAGGAAACATTGATATCAGATTTAGAAAAAAGATTCTTGAAGATCAAAAATACAGTTTCACAGAACTGACTGATTTTTTAACGAATTTATATAATTCTGCTGAACATTTTGCAACTATATTGATTGTTGCTGAACAACTAGGAGCAACAGAAGAGGAATTTTTACAAATACATCATAATGTTTGGCTAAGGAACAAAGGAGAGCGGACAAAAAAAGAGTATTAAAATGAATAAAAGGGCCTTAATAGAAATACAATGAAAAGAAAGTTAATCTTAGAAAAAAGAGAAGAAAGCACAAAAATTATAAAAATTATATAAATAAAAAAGTAGGAGATGATATAAATGAAATTTTTAGAAAAAAATGAATATGGGGATTTAACATTAAAATCGATTGTAAGATTAATAGGACTTGGAATAACAGGATTAGGATTATTAATAATTTTAATAGCTAGTACATATACAGTTAAAACTGGAGAGATTGGAATAATCACAAAATTTGGAAAAGTATCAAGAGTTGCCAAGGAAGGAATGAATTTTAAACTTCCTTTTGTAGAATCAGTAACAAAAATTGAAACAAGAGACAGAATACTTACTGGGAAATATATGGTTTCTTCAGAGGATATACAGACAGTAGAAACAGAAGTTTCGGTTCAGTATAGAGTAATAAACGCTATGGAAATATTTAAAAGATTTAAAGATGAGTATGGAAATAGATTAGTTAATCCTAGAATGGCTGAAGTGATTCAAGCAACAACAAGTAATTATACAATAGAGGAATTGGTAGCAAAAAGGCAGCAATTAGGACAAGATATTTATAAAAATCTGCGGGAAGATCTAATGCCTTTTGGAATTGAAGTAGTAAAAGTTTCAATAGTTAATCATGATTTTTCAGATGAATTTGAAAAAGCTATTGAAGCCAAAAAAGTAGCTGAACAAAATGCACGAGCACAAGAGGTTAAAAATCAACAGAATCTTAAAAATGCTGAAAATAACTTGAGAGTAAAGGAGTTAGAAGCGAAAGCTAACAGTGTGTTGACAGAAAGTTTAACGGACAATGTACTTAGAAAAATGTATATTGAGAAATGGGATGGGAAACTTCCACAATATCAAGGAAATGGAACTCCAATTATTGATTTGAAATAATAAAAAAAAACTTGAAAATTAATTCTAAATATGTTATAAACTAGGAGGTAAAAGTGCAATTAAAAGAAATACTTGAATTAGTAGAAAAAAGAGAAGATATCCAAAAACTAATAATAGATATAAAAGGATATACTAATAGATATGGAAGTTTAGATATAACGGCACATGTCCGAAAAAACAAAATAAGAGGAACTTCTTATCAGATTAAAGGTAAAATAAGATAACAAAATTAAATATTAGAGCAAAAACTGTATAGTGAGCCGATATAAGATTTGTGAAAAAAGAGTATGCTAATGCAACCAAAGTAATGAGTCGAAGTATCGGCTCTTTTTATTTATTTTTTATTTTAATCTTAAATTAATAATATTAGGTTAAAGAATGTAGGTGATTGATATGACCGTAACAGATTTAATAATGTCAGCTTTCATATGGGCCTTTTTCTTTGTTGTGTTCTTTGTGATACTGCTAAACATTCTAGTAGCTTTACTTAAATCAGTAGGCAAGGATATATTTAATATGAATCTGGATAATGAGCAGAAAAAGTTTAATAATCTTGAGAAGCTATCTAAAGAGATAGAAACAATAGAAAAGAGTATTAATGAACGCAGTGACAATTTAAAGCTTATGATTACAGAGCTGAGACTGGAGAGATGTAAGAAGGCTTACAGAGCTAGTAAGAAAAAAATGTAATGAAAGAGGTGTTGAATATGAAAAAACGAAAAGAAATCATAAGAAGAATAAAAATAATTAAAAGAATACTAAAAGATGAAAGGGAAGAGTATTGTATCGGCGAGGAAGAATGGTATGAATTGAGAGGAGAACTTAATTCATTGCAATGGATTTTGGGACAAATAAATAAGACTGAAACTGATGATATTTTAGAGTATGCAAAAAAAAGAAAATTAAGATAAAAATTAAATAAAATTTTAATTTAAAAGGTACTTTGGATTAATAAAAAAAAACCGAGGGTCTGGCGAGAGCCCGGAAAATACAAATTTTTTATAAAATTTCATAACTATGTCGTGTCGGAACAGGGGGTGTAAGGATGATTAATAAGTTAGATTTTGATGAAACAATAAAAATCAGAGAACTGGCAGAAATATTAGGAATAAGTGAAAGACAGATTCAAAGATTAGCTAAAGAAAATGTAATTCAAAAAAACGACAAAGGGAAATATTTATTTTATAAGTCAGTCAGAAGCTATATTGATTATCTGCGTGAACTTGAAGGCACTCCTCAACAACTTCAGGAAGAAAAATTGAAAAATGAAATTGATTATCTAAAGACACGTGACAGGAAAGAAAATATAAAAATAAAAATATTAGAAGCCGATTTACATGAAGCAAATGATGTAAAAAGAGTTATGAATAATATAATTGCAGGATTTAAAGGTCAATTGCAAACAATACCTTATAAATTAGCACCACTTATTATAGGAGTTGAAAATTTAGGAGAATTGCAAGAAATAATTTCGGATAATATCAATAGTATTCTGAAAGAATTATCAGAATATGACAGAAATAAATTTATAAAAAATAAGGAATATATAATCGAAGATGACGAAGAAGAGGAATAAAGAGAAAGAAAAAATAGGAATCAAACAAAAAACAATAGATTTATTTTCCGAAATTTTAAAAGAACTTGCACCACCGCCAAAATTAACAATAGATCAATGGGCTGATAAATATAGAATATTAAGTTCCAAATCAAGTGCTGAACCTGGGCGTTGGAGCACTGACAGAGCTCCATATCAAAGAGATATCATGAAAGCAATATCAGATAGCAAGACTGAAATAATTGTTTTAAAAATGGGAGCACAAGTAGGAAAAACAGAGATTTCATTAAACACATTAGGATATTTTATTGATTATTTGCCTAGTTCTATAATGTACTTAATGCCAACGAAAGAATTTGCACAAGAATTTGCATCTACTAGATTTATGGAAATGGTAAGAAGTACTCCAAGGTTAAAAAATAAGATAATTGATGAAGAAACAGGAAGAGATACAAAAAAAATCAAAGAATTTTCAGGAGGATATGTTGTTTTTACTGGTTCTGGAAGTGCTAGTGAATTAGCTAGTAGACCAATAAGAGTAATTTTAGCTGATGAAGTAGATAGATTTGAAAAATCTGTTGGAAGTGAAGGAGATGCAGTTGAATTAGCAATAAAAAGAACACAGACTTTTAAAGGTAGTAGAAAAATTGTATTAGTCTCAACTCCGACTGTAAAAGGTGATAGTAAAATAGATTCAATGTTTCAAATAGGTACGCAAGAAAGTTTTTATGTGCCTTGTCCTTGTTGTGGAAGTTATCAGAAATTTATTTGGAAAAATTTTGATTTTGAAACTTGTGGGATTAAATGTGAGGACTGCGGGGAAATATCAGATGAAATTAGTTGGAAAAAAAATAGAATACATGGAGAATGGTTAGCAGAAAATCCTGACGTGAAAGACGAAGATGGAAATATTAATTTAAGAATACGTTCGTTTCATTTAAATGAATTTTATAGCTCCTGGAGTGATTGGAAAGATATTAAGGAAAATTTTTTAAGGTCAAAAGGTAATATTGAAATGATGAAGGTATTTACTAATACCGTATTAGCTGAAACTTTTGAAGAAAAAGAAGATACTCTTGATTGGCAAAAAATATTAAGCAGATGTGAATATTATAATTGCGAAATACCTGAAAATGTTAATGTCCTTACTTGTGGAGTGGATGTTCAGGATAATCGTCTTGAATACGAAATTGTTGGATGGGCAAAAGATGAAGAGTGTTATGGTATCAAATATGGAACTATATATGGAAATCCAGGAGAAGTTTTTGTTTGGGATGAATTAGATGATATTTTAGATAAAGAATATTCGTATCAAAATGGAGAAAAAATAAAAATACTATGTACTTGTATAGATTCGGGAGGGCATTTTACTTCTGAGGTATATGCGTTTGTAAAAACAAGAGAACATAGAAGAATATTCGCTATAAAAGGTATGGCAGGAACTCGTGAGCTGGTATCAAAACCAAGCCGAAATAATAAAGGAAATATAGCATTGTTTCCAATCGGTGTAGATAGTGGAAAAGATACTATATTTTCTAGATTACAGATTGAAGTTGTAGGAAAATATTATTGTCATTATCCTATTGAGGAAGACAAAGGATATAACGAAGTTTATTTTAAAGGATTAACTAGTGAAAAAAGAGTAAATGTTGTTAAAAGAGGTGTTAAAAAATCTGAATATAAATTGATAAGTGGTCGAAGAAATGAACCATTGGACTTAAGAAACTATAATTTGGCTGCACTTAGAATAGCTAATCCAGATCTTGAAAAAAGATATTCAATGGGTAATGTTAAAACAAAAATGGTTATAAAGAAAAGAAAAATATTATCGAAAGGAATTTGATAGATGGGAAAATCAGTTCATAGCAGAGAATATATATTAGAAATGCTAAGTGAATATATAAAAGCGGAACGTGCAGTACTGACTGGGAAAAGCTATAAAATTGGAACACGTGAGCTTACAAGAATGAGTATTGATGAAATAAGAAAAGGGAGGGCTTACTGGGAAAGTGAACTTCAAAACTTAGATAGCAGAGGAAGTAGAAGAGTTAGAAGAGGAGTTCCGAGAAATTTATGATAAGGAAGGAGGGTACTTATGAATTTTATTGACAAAATGATAATGGCCATAGATCCTCAAAAAGGTCTTAAGAGATATGAAGCAAGAAAAAAACTTGAAATTCTTAATACCGGATATTCCAATCACGGGGCCTCTACGACTAAAAAATCAATGGTTGGCTGGCAAAGTACAGGTGGTGGAGTAAAAAAGGACATATATAAAAACCGAAAAAAATTAGTTGAACGGTCACGGGATTTATATATGGGAGTATCTGTTGCTACTGGAGCATTGAAAACTATCAATACTAATGTAATTGGTAGTGGATTAAAATTAAAAAGTGACATTGATTCAGAAATAATTGGAATAAGTGAAGAAGAAGCTGAAAAAATAGAAAATTTGATTGAAAAAGAATTTAGATTATGGTCAAAAGATAAAATTGACAATCTTGGGACTATGAATTTCTATCAGTTACAAGATCTGGTATTTTTAACTGTACTTATGAACGGAGAATGCTTTATTAAATTGAATTATTTTGAAACTCCAAAAAATCCATACAGTCTAAAGCTTGAAATATTGGAACCAGACAGAATTTATACTCCAAATAACATGCTTTCAGATAAAAGCGTAGTTGAAGGAGTAAAAATAGATAAGAATGGAAGAATAGAAGGATATTATATATCTTCTGAACATCCTCTGGATGCAACTGGTGGAGTGACTGAAAAATTGATAAATGTATACGGAAGTCAGAATCAGAGAAATATAATCCATCTACTGTTTACTGAAAGACCTGAGCAGGTCAGAGGTATTCCAATACTTGCTCCAGTTATTGAAGATTTAAGACAATTAGGAAACTATACTGAAGCCGAACTTATGGCTGCTGTAATAAGTGGGATGTATGCAATTTTTATTGAAAGTGATGCAGATAATTCAACTGCAGCAGATGTCGGAGAGCTTGAAGCAGTGGACAATGATTTATTGGTCGATTCAAATGATGATACAACTATTGAACTTGCTCCAGGAATGATAGCTTCACTTAATCCTGGAGAAAAAGCAAAGGAAACAAATCCAGGAAGACCAAATTCCAATTTCGACCCATTTGTGACGAGTATTTTAAGACAGGTAGGAAGTGCATTGGAAGTACCTTATGAACTTCTGATAAAACATTTTACGGCCAGTTATTCTGCCAGTCGTGCGGCACTACTTGAAGCATGGAAAATGTTTAGAAAAAGAAGAGAATGGTTTACAGAAAATTTCATTCAACCGGTATATGAAGAATGGCTCAATGAAGCTTATCTGCTCGGAAGAGTGGAATTAAAAAATTATGGTTCAGATTTTTTAATAGATAAAGCCTGGTCAGGTTCACAATGGAATGGACCGAGTCAGGGACAGATAGATCCGCTTAAGGAAGCTAATGCAGCAGTTATAAGAATTAATAACGGATTGTCAACAAGGACAAGGGAAACAGCTGAGCTTAACGGGGGAGATTTTGAACAGAATGCAAGACTTCTTGCAAAAGAAAATAAATCATTAGAAGAGAAAGGAGTGGTAATAAATGCCCAAACGGTTCAAATTCTGGAACATAATGAAGAATGAGGAAGAGAAAAGTGCAGAACTGATAATGTACGGAAGCATAGGACATGATGAAGACTGGGACGATATATCTGATAAAGCATTTAAACAGGATATAGAAAACTTAGGCGATGTAGAAAACATAACTTTACACATAAACAGTCCGGGAGGAAGTGTATTCAGTGCAATTGCTATAGCTAATACTCTTAAAAATCATAAGGCTAAAGTGACAGCTAATATTGATGGTATTGCAGCAAGTGCTGCAACGATTATAACCAGTGCCTGTGATGTAGTGAGAATGCCAAAAAATGCACATTTTATGATACACAATCCTATGACTTTTGCTTATGGAAACAATCAGGATATGGAAAAAACTTTGAATATGCTGAATAAAGTGAAAGATAGTATTATTGAAACGTATCTATATAAATCAAATACTGATAAAGAAACATTATCTGAATTGATGAATGAGGAAACGTGGATGGATGCTGAAACTGCAAAAGGATATGGATTTATAGATGAAATAATTAATAAGGAGATAGAAGAGGAAATTATCGAAAATAAGCTTATTATAAATAATATGGCTTTTGATATTTCTAAATTTAAGAATTTCAAGGCTGAAAAAACAAATAAAAGTCAGGATATTACACCATTGAATATTACTATAAATAGCACAGGGAATGCCGAAAATATAGCTGATGAAATAAAAAATATATTGAACAGCGGAAATAATAAAAAAGAGGAGGAAAAAATGACATTAGAAGAATTAAAAAATAAATTTCCTGAACTTTATGGTCAAGTTTTTAACGAAGGAAAGGAAGCTGGAATAAGCAAGGAAAATGAAAGAATGAAGGCAATTGATGAAATGAAAATATCAAATTACCCTGACCTTGTTGAAAATGCTAAATATACTGAAAAAATAGAAGCAAATGAACTGGCCATGAAAATACTTAAGAAACAGAATGAGGAAAAGGCAGAGAAATTGGAAGGCCTTAAGAATGAAAGTCAAAATAATTTCATACCACCTGTGGCTAATAATGGTACAGAAGAAAAAGTTGAAACTAAGAAATTTATGGGTGTAGACATGTTTAAGATTTTTTCAAAAATGAATAAAAAAACAAAGGAGGGAAAATAATGGATTTTGTGACAAAAGGGAATGAATATTCTAGTGATCAAATTTTAAGTGGTACTGGACATAAATATATGGAATTAGTAGTGCCTCAGGGGAAAAAAGTTAAAAGAGGTGATGCAGTAAATGCTGGAGCAGAACTGTCAGATGGAACGGACTTATTTGGAATAGTAATGGAAACTGCAGATGGAACTACAGCTAAAACTAAAACAACAGTAGCTGTTTCAGGAGAAGTTATATATGAAGGTTTAGCAGTTAAAAGTGCAACAGTAAAGGCAGATTTTATAAAAAAAGCAAGAGATAAAGGAATAATAGTTAAAGAATTGGGAGGTAGAGAATAGTATGCCAGCAGTAATAGAATTTATTGGGTTGTATGACCAGAATGTGATTAGACCAAAATCATTTATAAAAGATAGTTTTTTTAAAATCAGAAAAACATCTGAGAGTCAAAAAATGGAAGTAGAATTTAGAAAAGGTAAACAGCTTGTAGCACCTTTTGTATCTGAATTTATCCCAGGTACAGAAATGGTAAAAAATACTTATGAAAGTAAATATTTTCAAGCTCCAAAAGTAGCACCGAAAAGAACTTTTTCAGCTTTTGAGCTATTTTTTAACAAAACAGCTGGAGAAACTATATATGGTGGAAAAAGTCCTGAAGAAAGAAAAGCGGATTTGCTTGCTGAATCTTTTGCGGAATTTGAGGATCAGATTACAAGACGTGAGGAAATAATGTGTACTGAAGCATTATTTAACGGAAAAGTAGTTGTAAAAGGTGAAGGAATAGAAGGAGAAATTAAATTCGGAACAGTTGAAGAAATAACTCCTGCTGTTTTATGGACACAGCCAAATGCTGATATAATTGGAGATTTACAGGCTGCTATAACAAAAATTGGAAAAGTTACAGGATTAAGACCTGAAATGATATTGATGGATCCAGTTGCTGCAAAATTATTTGTAGATAACGAAAAAATTCAAAAGTTGCTGGATGTAAAAAATTATAATGTAGGAGAAATAAATCCAAGTGAAACAGCAGCAGGAGCCATTTATATTGGAAGAATAGCACCTTTTGGGTTGCCAATTTACTCTTATCAGTCTCAATATTCTGTATTAAATGCTGATGGTAAAACTTATAGTGATAAGGATTTAATTCCTGAAGGAAAAGTTTTATTAGCACCAAGTAATAATAAAATCATGTACGGACCGGCTGCAGATGTTGAACAGGGAATAATTGTTGCAGAACGTGCTGTATTTACTGACAAGGATTCAAAATCTAATACTGTAGAAATCAGAACGGAATCAAGACCGTTGCCAGTTGTTTATGATATTGAAGCTATAAAGATACTGAAAGTGAAGTAGGTGGATAGATATGACATATAAAGTACTTAAATCATTAGTTTATGGTGGAATAGCATATGCTAAGGGACAGGAAGTAGATATTATAGAAAAGTCTGTTGCTGAAAACTGCCTTGAAAGGGAACTTATAGCTGAAATAACTGACACAGAAGTAGTAGAAACAGAAGTGACAGGAGAAATAGACGGTATAGAAGAAACAGAAAATAATGAAGATGCTGCAGAAGAAGCAGTGTCTTCTGAAGAAAATACAGAAACAACAGAAAATGTCGAAGAAACAAGTGAAGAACAGAAAAAAAATAATAAAAGAAATAGAAAATAGTAAATAAGAAAAAATAGTAGGTGATGTTATGGGATTTAAGGAAGTAGTGGATGATGATATTCAGAATATATTTCTTAATTCTTCAGAATTTGGCACAGAACACACTTTAAACGGAAGAAAGGTAATATGTGTCATTGATGAAGAAAAGTTTCAAAATAAGCAGAAGAATGGGCTCATAACACAGGAAGATGGAGTTTATCAGAACGGATTTACATTGTTTATAGGAAATCCGTATCTGAAACTGCAACCTCATACCGGTGAGACATTAAAATTAGACAATGTAAAGTATGAAGTTGTGGCCAGTAAACATGACATGGGAATGTATGAAATAGACCTTGTCAGAAACGAGGAAATATAGATGTTAAATATAAAGCTTGACGAAAGTAATTTAAGACAGATTGAAAATGTTCTTGAATTAATGCCTAACCAGTTACCTGGAGCGATAGCAAGAGCTATTAATCGGAGCTTGGCGATGACTAAAACGGAACAGTTAAGGAGTTCTACTTTTATGTATACAATAGCAAGAGGAAAATTAGCTGAAAGTATTACTGAATACAAGGCAAATTCTGGAAATTTAACTGGAAAGATATATTCAAGTGGAAAGGTAATTGGATTAGATCATTTTAAATTAAGTCCTAAAACAAGATTGAAAAAGAAAAAAATGGTAAGTGCATCTGTTAAAAAAGGTGGAATGAAAACCTTACCAAATGCTTTTATAGCTTATAATGACGGACGTTTAGGAGCGTTTAAGAGAAAAACATCAAGTGCATTTCCAATTGAACGATTAATGAGTCCATCTGCTCCTCAAATGTTAGGAGAAATGAGCATACTGGACTATTTGCAAGGATTTGCAGAAGAAAAATTTAATATGAGATTTGAGCATGAAATGGGGCGATTGATTAAATGATACAGCATACAGAAAAACATTTATATGATTTCCTGAAAAAAATTATGGAAGAAGAAACCATGAAAGATAAAGGCTTTAAAGTATATCGTGGTTTTCTTCCTTCTAATAATTTTGAGGACCGGGAAAACGGAAAAAAAACAAATGACTACTTTCCTTTCATAATTTTAAGAGCAGTTGAATTTTCTCAGGAAAGAGAAAATTTTAATGACTATAACAGTTTTGCTGATTTTGAAATATGGATAGGAAGTAAGGAAGAAAAGGAAGAGGATTATATAAATAATCTGGCTGTTGGAGACTATATTAGAGAAAAAATGCTTGAAGAGAGTACTAAAGATGGAAGCTTTGCTGTTGATCAGACAAAAGAATTTAAAGTCACTTTTTATAGTGACGCTTCAGAACCATACGTTTATTCAAGAATAACTTTTTCTGTTTATGCAGAGCCAATAACATCAAAAATAGAAATGTTTAGAAGAATAGTGAAATAAGGAGGAAGTAATGAGTGAGACAATGAACGGAGCAATAAAAGAGGAAACAAAATATATTTATCTCGGAAGAAACATAGATTTGCCTGAATTCGGATTTACTAAAGGCAATGTATATTACGGAGATAAAATAGAAGAATTAAAGAAAAAATATCCATTGCTGGATAAATTGTTGATAAATATTGAAGAATTAGCAGGATATGAAAAAAATGAATTATTCCTTGAAAAAATATCACAGGAATTAAAAGAAGAAATAAAAGGAGGGAGTGAATAATGGCTTATAAGCATGGAACATATCAGACAGAAGTTGCATCTGATATAAATTTACCCGTTGTATTAGATTATGGACACTTTATAGTTGGAACAGCTCCAGTTCATAAAGTAAAAAAGGAAAAAAGGAAAATAAATGAACTTGTGAGACTTGCTAATTATAGGGAAGCTATTGAATATTTCGGAGATACTTATGACTTAGATTTTAGTGTTTCTCAGGCGATAAAAGTATTTTTTGAGTTATATGCGGTTGCACCGCTTTATGTTGTAAACATATTTGATCCAGCAAAGCATAAAACATCTAAGAAAACTGAGCAGGGAATGGAAGTGAAAGGCGGAAAAGTATTAGTTAAAAATCACAAAATTATGACTGATACCCTTGTTGTTAAAGAAAACACTACATCACAGCCTATAGCTGATGCCTTGACTATTTGGACGGAAGAAGGACTTGAAATATACGCTAAGCCTTCAACTGGAACAAAAATAGATATTGAGTATGAGGAAGCTGATTTGTCGGCAGTCACTAAGACTGAGGCAATAGGTGGATATAATACTAATACTATGAAAAGGACAGGACTTGAACTGATTAATGATATATTCCTGAAATTTTCAGAACTTCCGGCATTCATAGATGTTCCTGATTTTTCTCATGAATCAGATGTTGCTGCAGTTATGGCTACAAAAGCAACTAATATTAATGGTGGAATGTTTGAATCCATGGCATTAATAAACGCACCGATTGACAAAAGATATGATGAAATTCCTGAATGGAAGGACAGTAAAAATATATTGGATAAGGATCAGTTAATTTTATACGGAATGATTGGACTTGCTGGGAAAAGATATTATCAGTCTTTACATTATTCAGCATTGTCAATGTCGGTTGATAAAGAAAGTGATGGTATTCCATCACAGTCGCCTTCTAATTACAAGTATAAAATGGATTCATTATTATATAAAAATTCTCAGGGAAATTTTGAAGAGATAATACTGGACAGGGAAACACAGGCTAACTTCCTTAATAAAAATGGAATAATAACAGCTATTAGTTTCAAAGGCTGGAGAAACTGGGGAACTGAAACAGCTAAAAATCCGCTAGCAACTGATCCAAAGGACAAATTTTCTTATTCCAGAAGAATGTTTAAATATATTGGAAATGAGCTTGTCATAAGTTATTTTGACAGGGTGGATAAGAAATTTTCATTGAAATTAGCAGAAACTGTCACAAAATCAATGAATATTAGGCTTAATTCACTTGTTGCATCTAATAATTTTTTAGAAGCAAATGCTGAATTATCTGCAGAAGATAATAATTTAATCAATATAATTAATGGCGATATTACTTGGATTATAAATCTCGGAATAATTCCTGGATTGAAATCAATGACATTTAAGAAAAAATACGATGTAAACGCATTAACTGAATTTGCAGGAAAACTGAAAGAAATAGGAGGTTAGATAGATGAATAATAAAATACCTAACGGGCTGATTGATGCCGAAATATATATAAACGGCTCAAATAATATGGCAGGAACAGGAGAAGTGGAACTGCCGAACGTTGAGTACGCCACAATCACTTCTGAACAGATGGGATTAGCTGCTGAAGTTGAAATGCCTTTAATCGGAAGATTTAAAAAGCTAGAAGCTAAAATCAAGATGGATACAGTTGATGACTCTCTGATAGGATTTAACAATGAGGAACCACTTCTCGTTGAATTCAAAGGGGCATATCAGTATACAAACAAAGTAACGCATGGCGTAGGTCTGGGCGATATAGATGCCACATTTAAAGGCATGATAAAAAAGATGGATGGTATCAAAGGAAAGCCTGGAAGTAAGATGGAAACAAGCTTTGACATAGGTTGTACATATTATAAGCTCACAATAGGTGGAAAGACCATTATTGAAATAGATGTGCTTAATAATATAAGTAACATAAACGGAGCTACAAATTCTAAACTGAGAAGATATTTAGGACTAATATAAAAAATAGGAGGATAAAAATATGGCAGAAATAGTTAAATTGGATAGGGAATATACATTAAGTGGGAAAAAATATACAGAAATTGTACTGGATTTTGAGGAATTAGGTGGAAATGACTTAATTATTGCAGAAAAGGAATATAAAAAAAGAAATAAAGGAGCAGCAGTAAAGGAACTCGAAGATGGATGGGCAATAACTGTCGCATCTAAGGCAAGTGGAATAAGATATGGAGATTTGCTGAATTTAAAAGGCAAGGATTATATGAGGGTGCTGAATAGAACAAAGGGTTTCTTGAACTCTGGCTTGGAATCAGTAGAGGACGAGGATATAACAGAGAAGGAAAATATAGAAGAAATAATGGAAGAGTCAATGGAATAGAAGAATTTCTTGACACTATAACGGATTTACTAGGTGTACTAAATCATTCAGAAATAAATTTAAATATAAGCTACGATACATTGATGTCTTGCAGCTTATATGAACTTAATTACTGGATAGAAAGAGGAAATGAGCTTGTAGAACGTGCCAACGAAAGAATAAGAGAAAATAATGAGCATTAAAAAAACGTGGCATATCAGTCACGTTTTGATAATGTTCCTATAAAAATACATATAGGGATAAATATTGAAAATATAATAATTATTTTTCCAATAAATCCTAATCCTGAACAGATAAGGAATATTATTGCTGCAAGAATAATCCAAGGGAGAGCTGTGACTAAAGCTATAATTGCAGCCGGGATAGAAGCAACGAAAATAGTTAATATAATTAAAATATTTGAAATTATTTCCTTATTTTTTTTCATAATGACTCACCTCTTTTAACTAATTATATCACTGAAATGCTAAAAATACAACAGAAAGGAGGAGTTTCTATGGCTAAGAATATGGAATTAAATATAGTTATGTCGGCAGTTGCTGCTAGTGCATTATCTGGACTGGCTAAAGTTGGAAATGCCATGAAAACAATGTCTTCGAATGCTAAGAATCTTGAAAAACAAATAAAGGAACTTGATAAGGCACAGAAAAGTGTTGAAAAAGTGGAACGCTTGAAAAGTGCTTATGTCAATGTCAGCAAGGAATTTTTACAGGCTACCAGAAAGCTTAGGGAATTAAAGGAAGCTTATGAAAAAACAGGAAGAAGTAATGTCCAGCTTGCTGAAAAGATTAAAGAACAGGAAAAAATAGTAAATAATCTGAATAAACAGAAAGAAAGACAAAAACATCTTTTTGAAGCTGCAAGAAGTGCAATAGAGGCTGAAGGACATAGTTTAAAACAATATAAGGAAAATTTATCAAAGGTATCAAAAGAACTGGAAAAGCAACAGAAACTTAAAGAAGCACAGAATCGTCATACAGAAAGAATGAATAATTGGGGAAAAGTAAAAAGCTTTGGAGATAAAGCTTTCAATGCTGGTGTTGGGACAACTGCAGCGATGGCTGTACCAGTTAAAATAGCAATAGATTTAGAAGAAGCACAGGCTGATTTAAAAAAAGTTGCAGAATTTAGTTCTAAAGAAATGGAAGCTGGATTCTATCAGGCTATGAGAAATTTCAGTGAAAGCAATCCTGTATCTCAGACTGAATTATTCCAGATAGCAGGAGCAGGATCACAGGCAGGTATACAGACTCATGAACTAACACAATACACAAAAGATGCTGCAAAAATTAAAGTAGCTTTCGATATGGATACTGAAGCGGCTGGAAACTTTTTGGCTAAAACAAGAGCTCAGTTAAATTTAGATCAGAAAGGTGTAATGGAATATGCTGATGTAATTAATTATCTTGCAAATACTGTTGCAGTAACTGCACCAGAAGTTGCTGATATTTCAAGTAAAGTAGCTGGGCTTGGAGGTATGGCTGGAATTTCTAAAGAAGGTGTTGCAGCACTAGGAGCGAGCCTCGTTGCAGTTGGAGTTCCTTCAGAAGTTGCAGCTACAGGATTAAAAAATATTTCATTAGGATTAGTAGCAGGAGAAAGTGCTACTAAAAGGCAGAGGGTCGCATTTGAAAAATTAGGACTTAGTGCTGTACAGGTAGCTAAAGATATGCAGATTGATGGA